TCCTGGACAGGAATAGGCTTTACCTGCGGGGAGGCCAAAGGTGTTAGCAATTGTTGCAGTCTTACCATTAGGACTGACAGCATTAGCGACCTTTCTATCGTTTGATCTTTTTAGTTTGGGGTTCATGATTCTATTATACCTTCCTGCACTGACAATTTGGGGTGTTTTTTCTTGCGTACGTAAACTTTTTTTGACGGGACATAGGAAGCAGCATTAGATCTACGTAATTCCATTAGGATACGTAACTCCTCATCTGTCTTTTTTGTCATAAGATAATTTTATCATTTGGTTAAACCAAAGTCAAATTATGGGAGAGTCTACACAAATCGGACATTGCCCATGGGCGCCGAAGCGCTTTTATTATTTGTTATACATTTGACTCATAAGTCTTTTGTTTAGAGTTTGCAAAACATGCATACCATTTCTCATTTTTCTAATATAATTAAATTGCAAAATCATTACTAAGCAAGACCCTGCAAGTGCGATTGTTATAGCGATTATATCTAGGTTTGTTATCATTTTAATTTTCCTCAATTTCTTTTAGTATTTCCCAAAGCACTGGCTCTAGTGCTAAGGATGCTTCATCTAATTTTTCTTGTAGTGTTTTCATTTATTTACCCTCATTCTTTTTAATTATTGAAATACATTTTCTAATAGCATTTACGCCATTCTGATCACCACGATATTCGATAATAAGGTTTTCTAATTCTTGAATTGTGTTAGTCGTTGTCATATGTCACCCATTCCCATAAGTGGTTTGCTTCAATAATTGCATTTGCTGGTGCAAATCGCTCACCTCTCCAAGTAATTTGGAATGGCTCGCCGTTTCTATCTAATCCGTCGCAAGGCAACTGAATTAGTTTTTCTGTTAGTCCGTCACTGTATGCGTCTATTGCTTCAATACATACCGACACCATAGAATGAGGCACTGGCGGGTAGTGATTATTTCTCAAGTGATAAGTCATAGCACTTTCTAGGGGGATACCAAAATCCCCACTAGCCAACTCATTAGATAACATTCTACCCATTACGCAATCACCTCACAATAAGATCCATTGTTGTACTTATTGACTTTCTTTTCTGTTTCTTTTAATTCAAAGACAGTAACAACCATTTCAGTAAGAAAAGTTTTTATTTTTTCCTCACTCAACTGATTAAACTCTGGAAAGTCACTAAGGTTTATTGTGTGTTTAAAGATGATCGGGGTTTCTACTGTTAGAGTGTTATTCATTGTTGTTTCTCGCTTCCTGTTGTAGTTCATCTGTTTCGTCATAGTGTTCCTCATAGTACGCCTCATATTCTGCTAAGTCCTCATCTGTCCAATCAGAATAAAGATCAGCGGGAATTGTGTCAACTTCTGGGGTATCGAAAATTGTATCTCCATACCCGTCAGTTTCTGGTGTAACTCTTTCAAATGAATAAAGGTAACTCATTACGCACCAACTTTCATAGTAGAATTATAGCAAGCATTTTCAAATTTCTCTGGTGAGAAATTGTCGTTGTCTGCTTGAAAGAAATCTGCGAAATCCATTATTAAATCCTCGAATAAAGTTTGAGGTATTTCATCTTGGTATGCTCGCAAAATATCCGATACATTAACATAGTCTTTTCTTGTCATCATTATAGGTTTTCCCTTCATTGTTGTTATATTCTAAGTCTAGCCTAAGCCACTGACAATAGCCAATCTAAAATCAGGATAAATCGGACATTTCTTAAATTAGTTTTGTGAGATAGCCCACATAAGTTATCCACAAGTTATCCACAAAACCCAGGGGTAACGACACGCCCGAGTGCGTTACATTGAAATATAAGGGTTTTACACCTCCAAGATTTCTCGTGGTGGTGCGTCACTATATACATACTTTAGATTTACTAAATCTATATAGCGAAAGCCACTTACTAAAGATTGTTTACCGCAAGAGATACAAGTCCTATCCCAAGAGTCCTGACCAAAATTACAATCAGGACAATACGCACACGCACTATCTAATTTATATTTCATTCATCCCACCCATATTTCTCAGCCCTTAGCAATAAGCCAAAGGCTAACACGCCAGCAAGCGCAACGAGTCCAGCAGATATGAAAGATATTAGTGCCCAATAGTTCATTAGAATACCGCCTTTTCAAATAGTGTTGGATTGAAGTTTGGATTATCTCTCTCAAAGAAATCAGAGAAATCCATTATTAAAGTTTCAAGAACGCCAGCAGGCATTTCGGTATTTTTTAGAATATCTGCTACCTCTTGGTAGTGTTTGCGTGTCATCATTATTTAGACACCTCCCATTTACTCCAACGACCTAAGCGGTCGCTATCAAAGTCAATATAGAAGGACTCGATATTTTGTTCACACTCTATACAGAAAGTATAGGCAACCTCATCAACGATAGAGATGGCACTCACTAGAGGGGTATGAGTATGGATTTTATTTATTGTTAATGTAGTCATTTTGACCACCTTTCTTTTTTGTTGTTATGGTGTAAGTCTAGCAGAGGGGTCTGACATTTACAGTGATTATGTCAAGTAAATATCAGACATATCGGACAACTCTCAATGTGTTACTGATCACACTCGCAAGGCTCATAAGGGTCAAACTCGCAATAGTAGCAACCTTGCGCCTCGAAATGCTTTTCGCAATAGTGGCGGTATTGGACCTCGTCGCAGTGGGTGAATTGGGTATAATCGGTTAAATAATACCGATTTAGGGGCATTAGGACTAGTGTAGTCATTTGGACCACCTTTCTTGTTGTTATAGTTTTATTATAACAGGCACCACTGACATTTGCAGTTGTTATGTCAACCTAAATACAGACAAATCGGACATTTTTTAGAAACTCTCAATGTGTGTTACATCACAGTACAAATCGGACATTTCGGACACGGCCCACGGGCAGGCCCAGGGGCGATGTCCGTTTTGCCCTAGTTTGTTGTGTGAGGTACATTACACTTTGGCAATATGTCCGGAATCGCCCGATTTTCGATTTGAGAATGTCAGTTGGTTCGTGTATAATTCGGTATATAAGAAAGGCTAAAGGTTAGCCTAAAGAAAGGGGTCAGAAATGACTTACTTAGAAAATCAAGAACAATTAACCAATGAGTACGCTAGTACCTCTCCAAAATATCGGGGAGATGAATTAGATAACTCAGAAAAGTTACGCATTAGAGAAAATATCTCTAAGAGTCGCTCTATCCTTGACTCAATGAGCGAGATAGAAAAGACAGCGTTAAATCTTGAGATCATGTCAAGATATAACTGGAATAAGGGGCTCTAATTATGGGTAATTTATTAGATGTTATAGCGGTTGATTGCGTTGAGTGTAACAGCGCAGGATTTGTTTTTTACGGTACAGAAGGAACACTAGTCATGCCATGCGAATGCGAAGGAGAATAAAAAATGATAACAGTTACACTAACAACAACACAAGGCACAGAAAAAAAGATGTCATTCGATCAGTTAGCACAGGTGCGGACATTCGTTGATGACTTGCCTAAACGATTAAATAAATCAACACGGGTGCGGGTTGACTGTGATTTATTAGGATTGAATGGGTGGGTACAAGGTACACAGTAAAGCAAACAGATACGGTGGGCACATGTCACAGTGTGCTCACTAATTTATTTATTTATTTTTTTTTATATACATGTATCGTACATTTGCAAAATATATTCAGATTTCTGTAAAACCACTTTTCCCAAATATAAAATTTTTCAGAAAATCGGGTATATAATGAATACATGGAAAACAATGGTTTGGCCTTAAAAGTTTTTCAACAAGAGGTTTGTCAACATTGCGATTGCCAAACGGTATTGGATTCAAACTCTCCTTGGAAACAAGAAGACCTATTCGCTGAAGGAGAATAATGGAAATACCTCTGGTATATTTTAAAAACCACACACTAAAAGACTTTTATAATGTATTTTGCACTAAGTGTTTAGAAGAAAATGAAGACTGCACTGGATGTTCAATACAGTCTTCTTGGAATTCTGAAGATTTAGAGCCTTGATCCTAATATAACGGTTTCTTCACTTGAGTCTAGATCTCGAATAACCATCTTATACACGTAGTTAATTTCAGGGGATAGATCAGCAACATTCACAGATCCTCCATTACCATCAATACCAATGTATGTTGTAGCACCACTTGGACTTACAACCATAATTGCTGCTCTGGTTTTCTCAGCATCAAAGTTTGCGATTGGATCGAAAGATATGGTGGCGCCCCGACCTTCATTTTGACTCAAAACTTTCGGGGATGAAATGTTAGCCCTATCTTCTACAACATTACGACTATTAGGCAAAACCGGAATATCCACAACTACTGTTGGCGTCAATACACTTTGGATAATTGTGTCTGAGTTTGTTACCATATCACGGATAACTGTTTGTACCGTTACAAGAGCATTTGCTGGAAGATGATCTACTGTAACTGGAGTGTTTGTATTATCTGTGGTTATGCTTGTAAATGACATACCGTTGGAAATTACTTGAACCTGAACAATTTTGTTTGGATCGTTGTTTTCGATTGGCTTAACTGTGATAGATGTTGAGTAATCAGCCTTTGCTTCTTTAGATATTACCTCTGTTGCGTATTGCTCAACTGGGGTCCCGTCGAAAATAGGCAGATCGATTACTGGAGCACTTACAAATTCGTTATTTAACTCAATTTTGGTGGTTGAAGTGGTTTGAACGTAGATTTTATCGCCATGATTGATGGGCTCTGCTCGTAAAATGCCACTAATGTCGACATAGTTAACCATAAGTGAGTAAGGAAGTGAAACTAGCAGTTCTTGATGCATCTCTGATGTCCAAGTAAAGAATTTAATGATAATTCCATCTTCGACTTGGGCATACATCTTGCCAACTTGGGGAACTGAGACTATTTCATCGGATGAAACCACAAATTCCCTGACAGAATTAGAATCTTCGCTTAAAACAGACCAATTTGCCTGGGATGGAACAGCAGAAACCAATAAAAATGACAGAGAAGCCAGTAGTGCTCTTACTTTAAACATTTTAACCCTTCGTAGTTGTTATATCAAGTATAAACCATAGATATTTTAAAGTCAAGTTGCGATATTTAGCAATTTCTCTTCTAGCCTTGAAGAAAGTTTTTCTGCAACTATTTCCCAACCAGGCATCGACAGACGAATTCCTTTTTCAATCATTTTTGTAGGAACATTAAGTGCATTTCCTTCTTCTGTGTATAAAAAAACCATTTCTTCAATAATAATTGCTTCAATTTCTTTTCTATTCATCATACCTCTTCCAAATCCTTGTAGGTAACGCTATATTCTCCACCATAGATTTCAGCATAGGAGATTATATCTTTATTGTACCGTATAGCAGTATTTTTGTCAACTAATCCCGTTTTATATTTTTTAATTGTTGTTAATTTCCCAGAAAATGCAAAATTCCAAGCAGAGTGTTTTTTTAATGCGGTATTCATTTCAACTAGATACTTTTCTAAGCCTAGTCTACGAGATACCAAACCTTGTTTGTCTTCATACTCTTTTGCTACTTCGGAAACATCCACTTTATCAGACAAAACATACCGAACATTCTCATCATCCATCCTAGTAGACCAATTTCGCATATTCTCTGCATAGTCGACAGCATTTTTATATGTCGAATCTGCATATGCCATGCGTTGTTTGTCTAAAGTGGTGGTTTGTGCCTCTATTGCGAACGCGATTAAGTAACACGTTGCGTAAGGGAACTTTTCGTTATACTTTTTGGTGGCAAAGTGAACATTTGGATTAAAAGATTCGATACAGATGTTATCTTCCATAAGTCGCATATGATTTCCAATTGACGCGAACTCTGAAGTATTCATATCGCAGTCTACGAACAGACATTCCGCCGGATTTATACCTTCCGCCAAACATAAAATACTTTTGTCATATGTGCCGACGACTCGATGTCCCAAATTTCGAGAAAGAAGAGTTGCGCTCATTAAACCATCAACATCTGGAGATATAATTATATTTTTTGAGTATTCAAGCGTACTGAGTATTTCTTTTTTCAAAACTCCCCTTAAATGATGATATAATAATCCTACAATGAATGCACAAGACTGGTTGGGAATGATTCTTACATTGCTATCAATTCTAGCACTAGTTGCAGGCGGAGTCAAGTGGCTCGTAAAACATTATTTATCCGAACTTCGCCCGAATGGTGGATCTTCGATGAAAGACTCCTTGAATAGACTAGAACAAAAAACTGACAAAGTGTTCGACCTTTTAATTGATCATTTAAAGAATCATCCATAATATATATACTATATATAAAATATCTTCTATATATTTAACTTAAAGATACATCTTTTTTCTTATATATTTTAAGTATACACGAACTTTCCTGATCTGTCAAATGAAAAACCGTATGGTATAATAATTTTATGAGTTATGTCACCGCTTCCATTGATCAAGTAGGTGCATCTCCAATAAATATCCAATGGAAAGTAGTTCGTGGAGATTCTGCAACTCTTAAAGTAGAATTTTTAGAAGATGATGAAGTTACTTTTGTAGATATTTCTGATTGGACATTTGTTTCTTCTTCCTACGATGCCTCTGGTGATACTTTAGATGAATTGACCGTTGAAAAATATACTGGTTATGTTGTTATTACCGCTACCTCTGAGATTACAAAACTTTGGGGAACTGGTTATAGAAATACCGTTTTAGAATTACCTTTTGACTTGGAAATTATTATTCCTAACGATGAGTCTGGTGCAGTTGAATCAGAAGTTACTTGGACACCAGTTATTGGAACTATTGTAGTACTTAGCGATGTAACAGGTACTGGGCTATGATTATTAAAGTTACCTCACCTGCAGTTACACCCTCTAAGGTGATTAAGGTTAACTTAAAAACCTTTATAATTAATAAGTGAGCATAAGTAAAAAATCTGAAATTCCAGGAATGCAATCAAAACCTAAATATGGCTATGCCGAAGCAGTAGCAGAAACAGTTATAGAAACAAATAATCCCTCAGTGCCCGATATAGACTACAGAATACTTGTAGGGCCACCAGGACCACAAGGAATTGCTGGTAGACAGGGAGAGATAGGACCAAAAGGCGATAAAGGGGATCCTGGACCGCGAGGTGAAAGAGGACAAAAGGGAGAACCAGGAGAATCATCAATTGTTGCAAGCAACGGAATAGTTTCTCAAAATAGAAAGTCTGGTTGGGCATATTATGAAAATTTAGATCAGTCACAAATTCGTGTAGGACTATCTAGCGGAGATGAAGGATGGGTAAATTTATTAAATGATGCAAAATCTGAGGGGACAAACGAAGAATATTTGCCAAAAGGAAATGTAAGTCTATGGAGTGCAGCAAATCAACAATTAAACTTTAAAGGATTAGATATAGGCACTAGAGTTGAAATAACTTATTGTTTTGAACTAGAAACATATGGAAATAATACTGAAGTTTGGATAAGAGCCTTTTCTGAAAAAGCAACTTTAAATTCAACACAGTTTGTAGCAAACCTAAAATATAAATATCTTTATGATTTTTCAGTTACCCAAACCCTGTACATAGTAAATGACAGAATTAGAAAATATGGAATTAACCCACAAATTAGAGCAGATTTTGACGGGGATGTAAAAGTCAAATCTATCTTAGTCCACATTTCTTAGTGGTATAATAAGATCATGGCATTTCCTGGAACATATGACTTTGACTATTATCGTGGAGACACATTTGTTTTTAAAATTACCCCGAAAACTTCTACTGGAGCAACATTTGACTTAGCCGCTTATGCCTCAGCGCCTGCAACAACAGTTTTTACAATTTCTACAAGCAGAGGAGATAATCCAACAACTAAAATTAGTAACACTGCAAATGACAGTATGCTTTCTGCAACAACAGATGGAGGAACAGACATTATTACCTGCACAATTAAACCAGGTGCTAGAACTGTTTTAGTAGGAGGATCAACGTATTATTATGATGTTGAGATTTATAATGGTGCTTCCTTAAGATATACGCTTTTAACTGGAGCGATTACAGTAACTGATGACGTAACTGGCACATTGGGCAATCATCTTGCCTGAAGTTTTTATCTATGAAGAAGATTATATAACTGTTTATCAATCAGATCTAAATCTTGTTCTCAATACCGCTCCAAATTTAACGGGAATTGATCAAGAAATAGAAGTAATTGAAGTAAATAGCGCCATTACAATAACTCAATAGTTTTTATTAATATGTTATAATGTTTGTATGGCTGCTACCTCTATTGGATCAACTGGAAATCATCCTTATCCCCTTGCAAAAATGCCGGAATTAACTGATCCTGCAGATATTCAAGTTGCATTAAGAAATTATCATTATGGACAAAGTGGAGTCCTTGCTCCTGGCGCAGATGCAACTGCAGGTATTGCATATTATTTAAAAGAAATTCAATCAGATATTGCCGATCTAGTAACTGCAGATGGAACTGTTGTATCAAAAACAATTATAGACGATAAAGGTGATTTAATTGTAGGAAGTGCTGCTGATACAGTAGTTAAACTTACTGCCGGATCTGCTGGATATATTCTTTCAACAGACACAGCCGAAACAAGTGGACTTAAATGGATTGCACCACCACAAGCAGCAACAACATCTGTTGTGGGAATTGTTCAATTATCAGACTCTACATCAGAAACCTCTTCAATTAAAGCAGCAACACCAACTGCAGTAAAAGCAGCGTATGACAAAGCATCAACTGCAGCAACAACATCTGTTGTAGGAGTTGTTCAGTTAAGTGATTCTACATCAGAAACTTCGTCAGTTAAAGCAGCAACTCCAACTGCTGTAAAAACAACATACGATGCAGTCTCAACATTAAAACAAACAGTTGATTCATCAACTAAGACAGCAAACTATACATTAGATCCAGCAGATGCTGGCAAAATTATTATTATGAACGTATCATCATCAACTTCAATTATTACAATTCCACTAGAAACCACATTTCCAGCGGGAGCAAGGGTTGACATTCTACAAATAGGTTCTGTTCAAACATCAATTGCACCAGTAAGTGGAAGCGTTACATTAAATAGCAAGAATAACAATAGAAAACTTTCTGGCCAATACTCAGCAGCAACACTTATTAAAACAGGTACAAATAGTTGGGTTCTTCTAGGCGATCTGACGGCTTAAGGATATTCCATGCTAAATATACTTGGAATTATCACATCAATATTAAGTAAAATAACTGATTCTTTTAATAGATCAGATGGATCTATAGGATCAACAGACACAGGACAGACATGGTCAGCAACAAGAGGCACATGGACAATATCTACAAATAAAGCAACATCTTCAGATGCAGGAAGTGCTTATCCATTAGCATCAATAAACTTAGGACTTCAAGATGTAACAGTTTCTGCTGATATTACAAATGGTGGCCCAGGAGTTGCTTTTTGGGTAACTGATAATAATAATTGGTGGGCAAGTTCTGTTGGCTATTCAACATCAAGTTGTAATTGTCAAACATGTGGTGGTGAGTGTAATTCAACATACTGTTCTCAATATAATACATGTTCAATTGGAACCTATAATGGTAGTTGCACTTCATATTCAGCAGGTTCTTGTAGTTGCCCTGCAGGATCATCAAGTGGCACAACAGCCCCTTGTCCTTGTTATGATAACTATACAGAAGGTTTTGTAGGAAATGGTACATACACGCCAGGATCTTGTTTAACTTACGAACAATTGCCAAATCCAGCAGCAGCACAAGAAGGATGTGGGTGTGCTGTAACCACTTGTGCATCTTATGCAGGCACATATAGTTGTAATTGTCAAACCTGTACAGCAACAACTCTTTCAATTTATTCAGATGTTTCTGGAACAATTACTACTCCAACATCATCAACAATAGCAACTCAAAGTAACTCTTCTAGTTATACAACCGCTTCATCTATTCTTGTTTCAACATCTGGAGATGTAATAACAGCAAAGGCGTACTCAAGTGCTGGACTATCTTCACAGTTAGGATCAGACCTTGTTTATACTGCTACATCACCAACTAAAGGAACAAGTGTTGGAATAGTAAAAACTCCATCAACTACAAATGCCGGATCTTTATTGGATAATTTTGCTGCACAATAAAAATTAATACTGTATACTATACTAAAAGGAGATAAATATGTCAGAAACATCAATTGATACTATTGCACCAACATTAATAGCATTTATTATAGATAATGAAGTTGTAGAAATAATTGCAGCAGTAGATAAGTTTGCTGCGATAGTTTTAAGTGATCCAATTATTGTAGACATTACAGATAAAAAAAATACAGTTAATGCACCACGTATTGGTTCAATCTATAATCCATTAACCTCTGAATTTACAAATCCAGAATAATTCTAATGTCAGAAAAAAAAGCAAGACCTTGGGATTTATTTAATAAAAATATTGGCAGGGTAGAAGCAGAAATTGCTACAGAGCGTTTTAACATATGTAAAACATGTCCAGAACTAATACACCTAACAAGCCAATGTAAAAAATGTGGTTGTTTAATGAATCAAAAAACTAAACTGCCAAATGCAGAATGTCCTTTAGGAAAATGGGGACAGGTTAGAGTTTCTTTTAAAGAAGATTAATCAGGATATCTTGCTAACCACTCTTTAGTCTTCCAAGTAATACCCTTCCAAGCAGACCAGTCTTTACCACCATCACTCATATGGTAAGCGATTTCTGCATTTCTAACTGGATCAAATAAGTCTTCGTTAGACTTTAGGTTAAACTTATCCCGTCGATCTTGACCCATTGATCCTAGCATATTGATTTGAAATAGGCCATAAGAATTATCTCCAGTGTTTCTATTTGGATTCCAAGAGTTAGGAGTACCCATAGATTCTTTCATTACTGTTGCCCAAGCAACTTTTAGTGCATAGCCTTCAAACCCTACAGACTTTAATATTTTAATTAGTTCATCTTTTTCAAGAGGGGTTCCATATTTGTACTTTTTCTTAGTTTTATTATTTTCTTCCTTAGAAACTGAAAAAACCGCCTCAGCGGTTTGGGTTTCACTTTTTGACACGGTACTACTCAAGTTATTTTCAGCATTAGCACTAGAATTAGAGAACAAAGCAATTCCAGTTACTGCTGCGAGTATTCCAATCACTATCTTATTAGTTGTCATGACTGTTCCTCCTTAGAAACAAAAACACCATAAAGTTATGGTGTTACTCACTAGTATATCATGGATTTGGATATTGAGTCAACTTAAAGACTTAATGTGATATAATTTCTTTATGGCTAAATACCGCAATCCAGACGAATCAGAGATGGATGTAAAGGCTCCTTCTACCTACAATATTGGAAATAAGCCACCATTGGTTAACTGGACGGTTGTAATTGGCGATAGCGCCTCTTTTAGAATATATGTACAAGATGATGCAGGAGATCCAATTGTAGTCGATGATTGGGATATTGAGGTCGATTTTAGACGGTACTCTGATAACGTTGGAGATGACTTAATATTTGAGTTAGTACCAGTACAATCAGTAACTGATGGCGATGGAGAGTTTTTAGTTTCTTTGACCCCTGCTCAATCTAAACAACTAAGAACTGGTGATGTTTTTGATGTTCAACTTACAGATGCTACAAGGGTTTGGACTGTATGTCAAGGAGAAATGATCATGCTTGGCGAAGTTACAGATCAGTCATAAGAAATGGCTAAAGCAACACTAACTGACGTTAAGGCAAAAACAAAAGTAACTGCAGTAAAAGACTTTAAGTCTTCTAAAATTAAAACTGTTAATTATTCAAAAACAACTTTAACTGATGTTAAAACAAAAACCAAAATAACTCCAATAAAAGGTTTTAAATCTTCGGGTATAAAAACAGTTGACTATTCTAAAAAGGTATCAATAAATGCAATACTTCCATTTAGATTAAAGATAACTAATGTAGGTATTGAAGGTATAAATCCTTTAAATCCCCCAGGAATTGGTATGCAGATTATTGGTTTTTCTAACTATATCTTGTAATAAAATTATGTTATAATATAAACATGGCCCGTCTATCGCTAGCAAACTTAAAGTTAAGATTTCAAACAGGAGATCGTCCTTCACAGACGGACTTTGAAGATTTTATTGACACAGCAAGCGCTCAAGCAACAGATTTGGGTAGTGCAGGAAACAATGAGTCAACAATCAACGGCATTGAAAGTGCTACAGTAATTGATAATTTTGATGCAACAGAATGGAGATCTGTTAAGTATTCGGTCTCTATTAAAAAAACTTCTGGTGGCGAAAATAAATACTACGCAACAGAACTGGTTGTTCTTGCTGACAGTGCAGATGTATCTGTCACTGAGTATGGCCTTATTGACAATGATGGGAATATTGGCACCATTAGCGTCTCCCGTGCTGGAAATACAGTATCCTTAACGGTTACTCCAGTAATCGGTATAACCCCAATCACTGTACGTTATTCACGTACGGGATTAAAGGCATAAAAAAGGAGATAAAAAATGGCAACAGTAGACAAAGATTTTAAAGTAAAAAATGGTTTAATTGTTCAAGGAGAAACAGCAACTGTTAATGGTAAAAATGTTATTACCGCAGGAACTGTAGATGCTAAAGGTGATTTAATTGTTGGTAGTGCAAATGATGCAATAGCACGTCTTGGCGTTGGAACCAACGGACAGGTCCTCACAGCAGCGTCAGGTGCAACATATGGCGTTCAATGGTCAGATCCAGCAGCAGTTGGTGTATTTACAGAAAGTATTATTTTCGAAGGTGCAACAGCAGATGCCTATGAGACTACACTTGCAGTTACAGATCCAACCGCAGATCGTACAATTACACTTCCAAACGCAACTGGTACAGTAGCACTTACTTCAGATGTTACAACTCACGCAGACCTAACAGCAGCACACGGCGCATCTGGTGCGGTAGTTGGAACAACAAACACACAAACTCTTACAAACAAAACATTAACATCACCAAAAATTAACGAAGATGTTGTTATGTCAGCAAGTTCTACAGAACTTAACATTCTTGATGGAGCAACTCTTTCTACAACAGAACTTAACTATGTAGATGGTGTGACATCAGCAATTCAGACTCAATTAAATGCAAAGGCTGCTGATGCAGATCTTACAACACATACAGGATCAACAACAGCACACGGTGCAACTGGTGCAGTAGTTGGTACTACAAACACACAGACTCTTACAAACAAGACTCTTACAAGCCCAACTCTTACAACTCCAGATCTTGGTGTGGCTTCTGCTACATCTGTTAACGGTACAACTATCCCGTCATCAAAGACTCTTGTTGTAACAACAGATAAGTTAAACGTACTTGCAGCAACATCTTCTTCAGAACTTGCTGGAATCATCTCTGATGAAACTGGTACTGGAGCACTTGTTTTTGCTAATACCCCAACACTTGTAACACCAAACATTGGTGCTGCAACTGGTACATCTCTTGTTTTGTCAGGGGATTTAACAGTAAACGGTACAACAACCACAATTAACTCAACAGAAATCACAGTTGATGACAAGAACCTTACACTTGGTTCAGTAGCAACTCCAACAGATGCAGGCGCTGACGGTGGTGGTCTTACACTTAAGGGTACAACAGACAAAACCTTCTCATGGATTGATGCAACTGATGCATGGACATCTTCTGAGCACATGGATCTTGCTTCTGGCAAGGTATTAAAGATTAATGGAACTGAAGTTCTGTCAGCAACACAGTACACTGGAAATGCTGCAACAGTTACAAATGGTATTACTACAGCAAGCAAGATCTCAGCACTTGCTGCAACATCATCTTCAGAACTTGCAGGAGTTATTTCAGACGAGACAGGAACAGGCGCATTAGTATTTGCTAATACACCAACTCTTGTTACTCCAGAAATTGGAGCAGCAACAGGTACAAGCCTTGCTCTTCCAGATGCTCTTATTGGATCTGCAACAGGAACTGCTGCTGCAACTGCAACAACTATTGATACATGGTCAGCAACAACATACTCAAGCGCTAAATATATCGTACAAATGAAAAAGGGTACTGATATTGAAGTAATTGAATTACTTGTTACCATTGATGGATCAAATAACGTTTACTTAACAGAGTATGCTGATGTAGTTAGCAATGCTGAACTAGGAACAACAAACGCTGTTTACAGTGCTGGAAACGTTCTTCTTCAAGTAACTGGCGCAGCAGCAGATACAGTTGTTAAAGTTAGCAAAACATACATCGAGGCTTAACAAAAAAAGTAGGGGGTAGTAAATGCCAACAACAGATAAAGACTTCAAGGTCAAGAATGGCTTAAATGTAGCCACAACTGGTACTTTTGGAGGAACTGTTACAGTTGCTACCCCAACTCAAAATACTCACGCAGCAACTAAGTTGTATGTTGATACGGTTGCTGGAAATGCAAACGTTGTTCCAACCGAATCAACTGCTCCAGTTTCACCAGTAGATGGGCAAATATATTTTGATACAGTTACGCAACATCTTTCAATATATTCAACAGATGCTGCTGAATGGATCATGATTGCTACTTTTGATGATACGGCAAACTTGAGACAACATATTCACGATACTGCAATTGATGGAACGGGACTTATTACTACCATTTTTCAAGATGCAGGAGCATATGATGATGTATTTTCTTCAGCACAAATTGCAGGGTTTTACGATACAGTAGAGTGGTTAACTAGTTATGATGGCGGAAGTCCGTTAGATAACTTTAATTAATCATATGTTATAATAAAGAAAGAATAAAATCTAGGGGGATTAAATTATGGCAACAAGAATGCAACAGAGACGAGGCACTGCAGCCCAATGGATATCAACCAATAGTGGCAATGGCCCAATTCTTGCAGCCGGAGAAATCGGTTACGAGTCAGATACTAATAAATTTAAAATTGGTGATGGCACCAACCACTGGCTAAGCCTTGATTACTTCATGGACGCAGACAGCACAACAAACCCCCAATTTGGCTCAAACATTAAATTTGAAGGTGCTACAGCAAATGCTTTTGAAACTACCCTAGCAGTAGTAGACCCTACAGCAGATCGGACAATCACTCTTCCAGACGCAACAGGTACAGTCGTTTTGGCCGACGGTAGTGGAAATGTTACAGTATCAGGAGATTTAACAGTAAGTGGTACAACTACTACTATTAACAGCACAACAATTAATGCTACAACAGGACTTGTTTTTGAAGGTGCTACAGCAGACGCTTTTGAAACTACCTTAACAGTAACAGACCCCACAGCAGATCGTACAATTACTTTCCCTGACACAACTGGTACAGTTGCAATGCAGTCAGACGTACTGCTTCGTTTAGCAAAAGCAGGCGGTCAAATGACTGGAAATATTGATTTAGATAATACTTATAAAATTGTTAACGCAGCAGCACCAACATTAAGTGGAGATCTAGCAAATAAAGGATATGTTGATAATGCAGTAGCATCAGGACAAACTTTTACCACTTCACTTCTTTTTGAAGGCGCTACAGCAGATGCTTTTGAAACCACCTTAGCAATAACAGATCCTACCGCAGACCGGACTATTACCCTTCCAGATGCAACAGGAACAGTTATTACAACAGGAAACTTATCAGACATAACTAATACCGGAGTTTTCTCTCAAGCAATAGTTTTTGAAGGTACTACAGCAGATGGTTTTGAAACCACTATAGCAGCAACAGATCCTACAGCAGATCGTACAATAATGATTCCAGATGCAACAGGAACATTTGCACTAGTAGCAGATGTTACCTCTCATGAACAAGACACAACAAATGTTCATGGTATTTCAGATACATCAGACATCGTGCTTAAATCAGGTACACAAACACTTGGAGGAGCAAAGACATTTACTGGAGATGTTGTTCTTCCTACAAATACTTCAATTGGAACCGTAACTTCAACTGAAATTGGATATGTTGATGGAGTTACCTCTGCTATTCAAACACAGTTAGATGCTAAAGCACCACTAGCCTCTCCTACATTCACAGGAACAGTAACTCTTCCTTCAGGAACTGTTACATCTGCAATGATTCTTGATGGAACAATTCTTGTTGGAGATTTAGCAGATGGTGCAGTTACTTCTGCAAAAATTCTTGATGGAACAATTGTTGATGCTGATATTAACGCATCTGCAGCAATTGATTGGACAAAACTTGGTATCTCTTCAACCGTATCTTCAACAGAAATTGGATATGTTGATGGAGTAACTTCAGCGATTCAAACACAAATTGATGCAAAGGCTGCTCTTTCAGGAGCAACATTTACAGGCGCAATATCTGGAACAAGCCTTACACTTTCAGGGGATCTAACAGTAAATGGAACAACCACAACTATCAACTCAACAGAACTTTCTGTTGATGATAAGAATATTGTTCTTGGTGATGTTGCAATTCCTACCGATACTACTGCTGATGGCGGAGGTATAACACTTAAAGGCGCAACAGACAAAACCTTTAACTGGGTAGATGCTACAGATTCTTGGACATCTTCCGAAAATATCAACCTTGCTTCAGGAAAAGATTTAAAGGTTAATGGAACTGCCGTTCTTAGCACAACTGCTGGTGGATTTATTTTTACCGACGGTACACAAACAAAAGAAGGTGTTCCATCACGAACAACAATTTCTGCTCAAAGCGCATCTTATAACTTATCAACAGGAGGAGTATCTCTTAGAGATAACCTTATTGAAATTAACTCTGGTAGTGGAACAACTTTAACAATTCCAACAAACTCAACAACACCGTTTCCAGTAGGAACTTCTATTGATGTACTTCAAGTTGGAGCGGGACAAGTAACAATTGCTGGAGCAGTAGGAGTAACAGTAAACAGTACTCCTGGATTAAAGTTACGTACACAATGGTCATCTGCTACTCTTTTCAAAAGAGCAGAAAACACTTGGGTTGTAATGGGAGATTTGTCAGCATAATAAATTAAAAGGAAGAGGACATCATGGCAGCAGGTAGAAAAAAGGGTATTAAAGCAGCAGCACAGGATAACTTTATTGTTCCAAATGCACCAACAATAGGAACAGCAACAGATGTCGGAACTGCACGGGCATATAATAATGGTGCTGCAACTGTTACCTTTACTCCTGCAACTTCAGGAAACACTGCTGTAGTAAGTGGATATACTGCTACATCATCTCCAGGATCTTTTACTGGAACATCAGCAACCTCTCCAATTACAGTTACTGGACTTCAATCAAACACAGCATATACATTTACGGTAGTAGCAAATAGTGCTTATGGATCATCTGCTGCATCAAGTGCATCAAATTCAATTACTGCTACAACAGTACCTCAAGCACCAACAATTGGAACCACTACAACATATGGAGATGCTCCACAAGGAGATACAGTTAACTGGACAATTAATGCCAATGGTGGAAGTGCAATTACTGGGAATACAGTAGTTTCTTCTGATGGGCCAACATATGCTGTTGGAGCAGCAGTTATAACTAAATTAGTTGCAGAAACTGCTGGTACATCGCAATATTATTATGTATATTCAACAAATGCTAATGGAAATTCAGCAAACTCAGAAAACTCTAATACAGTAACAACACCTTCAGCATTTGCTTTTACACCATTTGGTGCCTTCGGTGCCTTCGGTGCTTTCGGTGCCTTCGGTGCCTTCGGTGCCTTCGGTGCTTTCGGTGCCTTCGGTGCTTTCGGTGCCTTCGGTGCTTTCGGTGCTTACGGTTTTGGATTTCACACTTGGGGAGATTCAATTGCAGTTCAAACAAAAATATTAACGCCAACAGGCACTAAATTTATTGAAGATTTAGTTGTTGGAGATGTTGTATATGCAATGGATTTAGGTGGAGATACAACAACAACAAATTGGACAGAATGGACATCTTCTGACATAGATTTAACAAATGATCGTGTTGTTGAAACAACTGTTATGTCTGTAATTCCAGGAACTGCTGAAAGTTTTATTTATATTAATGGAGTATTGTATACACCTGCACACTATGTTCTAGTTAAAAAAGATGGAGTTACACAATTTTTGCAATCATCATATATAGACACTACTTATGAAGTTTATCACTATAGAGAAGGAACATGGGTACCTATTACAGCAGTTGAAAATGTAGAAGTTCAAATGGATAAAATATCTATTAACTGTGAACCTTATGATAACTTCTTTACTGAAAATATGCTTGTATTTGACCGACCAGACTAATGCTATAATTTATTTATGGAAGAAAGCAAAAAAATATCATTTAATTACTTATATTCAAAAATGATTGATGTTTTTCCAGCACCAATACCAATGTCAAAAAATATTCCGAAATGGTATAAAGACCAACCTAGTTATATTGTACAAGAAAATCAACCAATTGATGTAACAACAATAAAAGGTTGTCAAGCAATTTTTGATATAATAACTGGTGGATATTTATTGTTATGTCCAGTAGATATAGAAATTGATACGACTGAAAATAATAAAATTTTTAACATATCAGAAGATTATAAAAAATTAAATACTCCTATTATTGGTTCTCACGACATGAAACAGATATCTCATTATCCATTTAATCATAATTTTTTTACAGAGTATTTATTTAGAGTTAATATGGCTTGGGTAGTACAAACAGAAAAAGGATATAGTTGTTTATTTATGGAGCCACAACATCAAGACTACATTCCAATGCATGCAGTTTCTGCAATTATTGATACGGATAGTTATATGTCAGATGGCTTATTTTCATTTTTTGTAGATAAGGGATTTAAAGGGACAATTAAAAAAGGTACTCCATTAGTTCAAGTATTTCCATTTAAAAGAGATGATTGGGTTGCAGAGTTTAATAAAGATTTTGATTTTAATATTATAGTTAAACAAAGAAAAAAAATTAGAAGTTTATTTATTGGTGGATATAAAAAATTTTATTGGCATAAAAAAAATTATAAATAGTTTTATAAAAATAAAATCTCTACCTATTCTAAACATTGAGAGTTGTTAAAAAATAAAAACTCTGCTATAATAAAACATATAATTAAATTTAAGGAGTATTATGTCTGACATATTTTCTTTTCGTTTTTCTGATGATTTTGTAAACAAATATATAGAGATTGAACCACCATTTGGGTTCAAAGATGCAGGTGGAAACTCATTAGGAGAGATTACTTTTGTTCGTACTTACTCCCGTGTAAAAGATGATGGCACTAAGGAAAGATGGTATGAGGTTTGTAAAAGAGTAATCGAGGGTATGTATTCAGTACAGAAGAACCATGCAAAAGAAAACAGACTGCCTTGGAACGACTATAAAGCACAAAAATCAGCACAAGAAGCATATGACCGTATGTTTAATCTTAAGTGGACACCTCCAGGAAGAGGTCTTTGGGCTTTTGGTACCCCAATGACAATGGAAAGAAAAAATTCTGCATCTCTTCAAAACTGTGCAATGGTTTCAACAAGAGACATTGATCGTAACGATCCAGGATCTTTATTTGCTTGGGTTATGGATGCATTAATGCTTGGTATTGGAGTTGGATTTGACACGGTAGGTCAAGAAAAAGATCTATCCATCTATGCACCAACAGAACCAGCATCTGTATATGAAATTCCAGATACTCGTGAAGGATGGGTAGAATCTGTTAGACTTTTGCTTAATTCATTTTTAAGAGCAAACCAACCAATTCAAGAATTTAACTATGACTTAATCCGTCCTCTAGGAGCCCCAATTAAGGGCTTTGGTGGGGTTGCTAGCGGTCCAAAACCATTAATGGATCTACATACAATGATCCGTAAAGTAATTGGTTCTAGAGCAGGAGAGAAGTTAGATTCTAGAGCAATTGTAGATATTGTAAATCTTATTGGAACTTGTGTTGTTTCTGGCAATGTTCGTAGATCTGCAACACTTGCTCTTGGAAATCCAAACGATAAAGACTTTATTAATCTTAAGAATTCAGAACTATTTCCAGATCGTAACTCATTTGATTCAGAAAATCCAGGATGGGCATGGATGAGTAATAACTCTATCTCTGCTGAAGTTGGAACTCATTATGAAGATTATGTAGATTTGATTGCAGATAATGGAGAGCCTGGTTTTATTTGGCTTGATGTTGCAAGAAATTATGGAAGACTAGCAGATCCAGCAGATGGAAAAGACTATCGTGTTATGGGTTTTAATCCTTGTGCAGAACAACCACTAGAATCTTATGAGTTATGCACATTAGTTGAGGTTCACTTAAATCGTCATACAGACAAAGAAGATTTTATGCGTACCTTAAAATTTGCATATCTTTATGGAAAAACTGTAACTCTACTTCCAACACACTGGCAAATTACAAACGGTATCATGCAAAGAAACCGTAGAATTGGAACATCATTAACTGGTATTGCATCATTTACCGATATTAATGGAATGCCAACAACCAGAGAATGGATGGACGAAGGATACAATAAGATTCGTCACTACGACAAGCAGTATTCAGAATGGCTATGTGTTCGTGAATCAATTCGTGTAACTACAGTAAAACCTTCAGGATCAGTTTCATTACTTTCTGGAGCATCTCCAGGAGTTCACTGGTCTGTTGGTGGAGAATATTTCTTACGTGCAATTCGTTTTGGAAATACAGATCCAATGCTACATTTATTTAAAGCGGCAGGGTATAAAATTGAAGATGATTTAGTATCAGCAAATACTAGTGTAGTATATTTCCCAGTATCTTCAGGACATCCAAGATCAGAGAAAGATGTAAGTTTGTTTGAAAAGATTGGTCTTGCTGCAACTACACAAAAATATTGGTCAGATAATGGAGTGTCTGTGACTTTATCTTTTGACAAAGAAACAGAAACAAAACATATTGCTCCAGCACTTCATATGTACGAGGGTCAATTGAAAGCAGTTTCTTTCCTTCCAATGGGAAATCACACTTATCCACAACAGCCATACACACAAATCACTAAAGAAGAGTACGATGGTTATGTTGGAAAGGTTGCTCATATTAACTTTGATGCAATTTATGACGGTATTGAGAATCTTGATTCCGTTGGAGAAATGTATTGCACAACAGATTACTGTGAAATAAAATTAGAAACTAGCAACTAAAATTAAGCCTTAGTGTGGTAAAATAGAGTAATAATGAATACTCCTTCTAATTTATATGCCGAAAAAATTTTTGCCGAGCATCCGCTTGCAATTTGGCCATTAGATGATTCAGCAGACTATATCTCTTTAATATCAGAAGCACAAAGGGATATTAGTAATGCCACCAACTGGACATTAACAGGTGGGACAGTTATTGCTGGATCAACTCCAGTTTTTAATGGAGAAAACCAAGTTCAACCATTTCCAGATAGTTATCGCAAAGTTTTTAGATCAACGCTTCCTTCTAGTACAAATACAACATACTATATAAAAAGTCCAAACTTGGTAAATTTTCAATCTTTAAATCCTACACTACAAACTTTTGCTTTAAGCACATACTACTATACAGCAAGTGCAAACATTGTTTCAATATCTATTGGTTATGAGTATGATGGAGGATCACAGTTTAAAGATTTTACAATTATTGAATCAGAAGTTTGGACTCCAATTTCAGCAACATTTACTTTTCCAGACCTTGACAAAGAATTTAAATTTGTTATAAAAGTTGTTTCCTCTCCAGGAGGAGCAACTATTGCAGATTATAATATTCATTTTAATGGGATTACTGCAGGTCAACACAGTGAAGAGTTTAATGCAACATCATTAGGTCAAACAAAACTTTCAAGTCCAGCAACTATTAATTTATCTTTAGATGGAGTAGTTGAAGCAAATGCTTATGGTCTTAATGCAAATAGCGGATATTATGTTGTTGACAACAATTCTTTGGCTGGTAAAAATTTTGGTGTACCGCTTGTTTATGGATCAGACAGAGCAGTTCAGTTAATCCCACACTCAGAAATAATTGATTATAGAACTTGGGAACAGGTTGCTGAAGAAAGTTGGTCTTATTGGAAAAATACAGAAGACTCTTGGACAGATATAAATTATTTTGTAGATGAAGCAGATTTAATTACAAATACTCAACCATCTTTTATTTTTCCAGGCTATGGATTTTTAAATGAATCTGGTAGACACAATGATTATACTTTAGAGGTTTGGTTGCAGGCAGATGTAAATACATCAGATGCAAAAAGAATTTTGGGACCAATAGGATCAACAGATGGTCTATATGTAAAAGATTGTTTTTTAACTTTGGCAATTGATGGAAATTTTATTTCACATTTTGTTGGCGAATGGTATAGACCAATGCTTATTCATATTAAACTTATTAAAAATAAGGCAATTCTTTTAGTTAATGGTGAAGAGGTTGGATCATTAATATTTGATACATTGTTAATGAATCTTCCTTCACAATATGATGAAATACACACAACCGAAAGTAATGACTGGATTGCTTTCTATGCATATGAAACATATGTGGATCAAATTAAGATTGATTGTATTTCTTTATATCCATATTCTATTTCAACAAATGCAGCAAAAGTTCATTATATTTTAGGTCAGGGTATACCAACAACACCAGAAATTATAGATAATTATTATGGTGGATCAACAGTAGAAATAGACTATCCATTTGCAGGATATAGCAATAACGTTACATATCCAACTACAAGGTCTTGGGATTCTGGAATTGAGGATAATTTGATTCCTGGAATATCAACACTTAAAACCCCAGACTATCAATTGCCTAACTTTGTTCTACCTGAAAATAAAACTATAACTGAACTAGAGGCTGCTAATAAATTGATTCAAACCACAGGGTCAAAATTTTTTAGTTTGAAACCATCCGGAACCTGGGACACAAATTCTTATATATATTTTGAAAATCTTTCGTTTATTTCAAACACTATAGATTCTATTGTTGGAACATTTAAATTAGAAGAAAATCAAAATGCTATGTTCTTGTACATAACAGACGGAGTAAACAGTTTTGCCATTAAAAAAGAATCTACTCTACTAAATTATGTTTTTACTTATGCTGGAGTTTCAACTACGATTAGATCGCATACTTGTCCCGTTACAACTTTTACTGCCGGAATTCAAATTTCAAAATTAATTGCAAACAATACAACAGGTGGGCTTGCTCAATTTTTTGCAAATCCAGGATCATTAAAACTATATATTGGAAGCCAACCAAATAAAGAAAATATGTTTACTGGAAATATATATAATGTTGGAATTAATACATATAAGCATACATCTTTTACGCTAGACTCATACTTCTACGATGATGGAACTTTTAATTTTGCAAACTCTACCATTAATCATGTTTCTAGTTATACCTTATTTTCTTTTGAAGATTATGGAAAGTTTTTTATTGATATTTCAGTTTTTGGTTATTGGGAAGATTATATTCCACTATCAGTACTTGCAAAAGATGTTTTAGATGAAGACGAAGAAACTATAACAGATATTGATTTTATTCAGTTTAATATTGACTATCCAGCACCATCTGAAGTAAAAGAAGAGGGAGACACCTATTGGGTAGACAATTCCGATTCATTAAATACTAACGATTCAAACGTAAGAGTATATGTTACTTTTCAAGATATTTCTCAAGGCATTACGCAGACAGACTCAGACTATGCAACAACAAACCCAGCAATTAAAAAAAGAATATTAAATTTAAATACTGAAGCGGATTGGCAAACTGAAAGGTTTGAAATTGTTGATAATTATTTAATTTATCCATCAAAAAATATTGATTTTAACACTATATCAATGGTTTACTCCATTAGGTTTAAAGTGTTTGGTATATTACATAATAAACTTTCTTTAAGAAAAATAGAGTTTGCAGCAAAAAGTTTAAATGCAAATGATTCAAATCCAGTAACAAGTAGATATGGAATAGATTTAATTCCATACAAATTGGCAAGTGGTGTTGCTGATTACAAAGGAGTAAATCCATATGTTATTGACAAAGAGAGTGTTCCATATTTATATCTTACAAGAAAAAGCGGGATTGAATTAAGAGACGGACTAAACAATTTAAGTCGTGGATTCAGTATTGACATTAATCCAGGCTTAGACCTTAAGTATTCTTTAAGTGCTATTCAAATGTTTATTAGGTCAGATTTATGGGCATTTCCTGAAGATCCAGTTTTAATATTTGAAATAGAGTATGCAAACGATACAATAGAATTTTATATTCAAGCCAACTCGTTGAATGCAGACAGAGCAACTATTTCTGCTAAAACAAAATCTGATGGCCTACCATTTACAGAATTGTATTATTATTTAGATGGACTTTATGTGGCAGAGCCAACTATGTCAATTCAAAGATGGGCAGTTTTAGGTATGTCTTTTCCAGTTAACCTTAATTTAAATTCTTACAATGGAAAAATAAATTTAAAACATCTAATGACTTTTAATAACATATCTTTTTATAAAGGAACCAATTCACAACTTGAACAACAGATTTTGTTTAGAACGTGGGGAGAAATAAACGATCAAAATTGGAACTATTGGGACGATTCAAATTGGGATAACGTTTTAGTTAAGAGTAGGGACAGCAGGTATATTGTTAATCCTGCAGAGGTTTATAAGAATTACGTTGGCACAAATAAAATTATTGTAGATGACAATGAAGGTATTTATATGGAGACTGACTATTTGAAGGTATTTAAAGACGCCACTTGGCAAAGTTCTATATCAACTGTAGCATAATATGGTATACTAATGGTTATGAGAGAGAAAAAACCAGGAGAAGTTGGTAAGTCCAAGATCAAACTTATTGAAAAAAACTATGACTGGGGTTTGTATTTCTGGGAAAAACCTAATGGCAAGGTCTTTGGAGATGGTCACGGAAACCTTTTAAACATTCCTGCACGTAAAGGTGATCTTGAAAAAATCATGGAATTACGCAAAGCAGCAGAATATTGGGGTCAGCCAGAAGGAAAACCAGTTTTTCATCCTGGTGTAAACCGTGTAAGTGAGATGGAATACTCTGAGCAGATTGCCAGAATGAAAGAAGGACTCATTCCTAATATGAATGATTTGGGCGCAGTTCATGCAGCACAGCAAACAATAAAGGAGCATGGTTCCGATGATTGATGAAGAAGAGTACTATCTTGGAGCAAGTATTGATAATCTTGCAGACAAAGAGGATGAATTTAAAAAGAACGATCCTTTTAATAAAAACTGGGATTTTATTAAAAATTTAAACAATCTTGATCAAAATTTTAAAAGGCGCACTGCTCGTACTCTTGGCAAGGCAGTAGATCCAACTTCCGCATATTTAGATAGCGCAAATGCAGTTCAGTCTGGTACAGATAATACAAAATCAAAAGCCATAAATCCAGGAACAGCAGTTAGAAATGGTTATGGACTTTTTGATGTAATTACACCTCCTTACAACCTTTATGAATTGGCAAACTTTTACGATACATCTTTTGCAAACCATGCTGCGATTGACGCTAAAGTAGAGAATGTTGTTGGTCTTGGTTATGATTTTGTTGTTTCTTCACGTACCATGCTAAAACTTGAAAATGTTGAAGATGAAAATTCTCTTGGTCGTGCTCGTAAAAGAATTGAAAGAGCAAAAATTGAAATGCGTGATTGGTTAGAAAACCTTAACGATGACGACAGTTTTACAAAAATTATGGAAAAAATTTATGTAGATGTACAGGCAACTGGAAATGGATACATGGAAATTGGTCGTAAAGTAACAGGAGAGATTGGTTACATTGGTCATATTCCATCAACAACAATGCGTGTTCGCAGATTAAATGACGGATATGTTCAGATTATTCAGCCATCAGTTACATACTTTAGAAATTTTGGGGCAAAGAATCAAAATCCTGTAACAACAGATACGAGACCAAATGAGGTTATTCATTTTAAACAATACTCTCCATTAAATACTTATTATGGAGTTCCAGATATTATTTCAGCCCTCTCTTCACTTATTGGTGATCAACTTGCATCAAACTACAATATTGATTATTTTGAAAACAAGGCAGTGCCAAGATACATCATTACACTTAAAGGTGCTAAGTTAAGTGCAGATGCAGAAGACAAAATGTTTAGATTTTTACAAACTGGATTAAAGGGTCAGTCTCACAGAACTTTGTATATTCCGCTTCCAGGAGATACTGAAAATAGTAAGGTTGAGTTTGACATGAAGCCAATTGAAAATGGCGTTCAAGAAGGATCTTTTAAAGAATACAGACTTCAAAATAGAAATGATATTTTAGTAGCCCATCAAGTGCCATTGTCTAAATTAGGTGGGGGAGATTCTGGGTCAATTGCTAACGCACTGGCACAAGATCGTACATTTAAAGAACAGGTTTCTCGTCCAGCACAGAACGAAATATCAAAACTAATTAGCAAAATTGTTCGTGAAAAAACCGACATTCTTGAACTTAAATTTAACGAACTTACGCTTACCGATGAAATTGCTCAGTCTCAAATTCTTGAACGGTATGTTAAAACCCAAGTAATGATGCCAAATGAAGCAAGAGAGAAACTTGGATTGCCACAAATTAAAGATGGAGATATCCCATTTGAAATGAGTCCAAGACAAGAAACAGATGCTAGAGCAAACTTAGCAGGGAATAGAGAAAGAGATTCACAAAGAGCAAACAATAATTCTGATAGCCCATCCACAATTTCTGGAAGAAATGCACAAGGCGAAGGCAGATCTTCTAATTAATAAAAAGTATTAAAATAGTTGGTATAATAGTAAGGATATGGATATCATTAATAAAGCGCATTGGAAATCGGATGGCAAC